GGAAAGGCCGGTGCAAAATGCCGAATCTGGTACTTCGTCGATGACGGAATACTAGCTAAGCAAAATGCTATGGGTCTTACTAATCCTGCTTACCTCGCTTGGGAGTTACTCCCATTTTCTTTCGTTGCTGATTGGTTTATCCCTGTTGGGAATTACCTTAACTCTATGGGTGCTACACTCGGCTGTACCTTTTACAAAGGATGGTCCAACTACTATCATAAATATGAAGTCACTAGACTTTATACTGTTGATCGGAAGATGGGCGCCTACGGTATAGACCGGCTAGAGAGTTACGAGGAGAGAGTACACGGTGCACATGGAAGTCGCCAGATTTATGGTGATTTCCCTATTGGCCGTAGACCCTACTTTAAGAACCCCTTTAGCAAAGATCACGCGTTAAATAGCCTTGCACTCCTTAACCAGGTGTGTAAGAAATAACTGGGATAAAACCCTATCACTTATTTCCTTTCTGGAGAAGCATATGCCAGCTTTTGGCTCTGATATCACCATCAATGATGGTGCTGCATCACCCGTCGCTAAGACTTTCAACCCCATGCAACGCGATAATCTCGTTGCAATGTATGCTGAAAAATCTGGCGGTATCCCAATTGGATATGTCAGTCTGAGCGTGAGTAATCGTGCTCCGATCGATTTGTCCAAGGGTGTTTACAAGGTGCGGATTAAGATGTATAAGCCCACCCTCGACGTTACGTCACCGAGTACTGGTTCAGGCATTCAGCCGGCACCGTCCGTAGCTTACACGCTACAGGCCGTTTCCGACTTTTTCCTTCCTGCACGGTCGACTGTTCAGGAACGTAAAGATCTGCTTGCTTTGCAGTTCAATGCGCTCAACCACGCTACGATTAAAGATGTAGTGTGGAACTTGTCAAACATCTTCTAAGATGTCTCGCAAGTCTGTTCAGTTGCACTCAGAGGGACAGCATTCCGCTGGCCCCACTTACATTGGGATAATCCTATGTCTGACCGTTGTTCTCGCCCTGTTGGGCGTACTCGCGTTGACCACTCTCGGAATGCCGAGATTTTCCTCACAGCCTTCACAGGCCATGTACGGGAGCTCTCTAAGCAAACCACCTCTGAATCGGAACGATTCGACTGTGAATGGTTACTGTCTCAGTATAAAACAAAATACTGTGATTCAACCACCACTTCCGAGTTCGACCGAATCTCTCGAGCCTTTAAAAAGTTCGGAGATACAGAAAGAGTGTGTGGACTCCGAAATAATCAGCGAATAGAATTCAACTTCGACGGATCTATACCAGATCCGGCGGTCCATGCAGCAATCCATGCTGCACGGTTAAAAATAGCTAAAATTCTACGTCGCCCCGATTCAAAGGACCCTTCAGGGTTCTCGTCGGATCCGGAGTTTCACTTAATGTCTCGAGGGTTTGGTTTCGGTCCTGGCGCTTCTACACGCCTGGATCGTCGTCAATCCACCCTCTATTATAAGCTTCAGGGTATTCCCGAAGTAACGCTTAATTGTCGGAACCTCCTTAATTATGTCGACCCGCGTATTTTTAGCGAGGTCGCTCTGGTTGAGGGTAACCGACTCACTACTGTTCCAAAGAGTTCTGACATTGATCGAGTGATCGCTATCGAACCTGACTGTAATATGTTTATACAGAAAGGAATTGGTCGGTTACTTAGATTAAAGTTAAGACACGCTGGTCTCAATATCAATACACAGAGTTGGAACCAAATCACAGCATTGAAGGGAGCCAAGTATGGCAATTTAGCCACAGTTGACCTCTCTTCCGCATCTGATTCGGTTTCCTTATTCTGTGTTAGAGATCTTTACCCACCAGCTTGGTACGACTTACTCCTAGAAGCCCGCAGTGAATGCGGTGATATAGGCGGCCAGATAATTACTTATGAGAAAATATCCTCCATGGGTAATGGCTACACATTTGAGTTAGAGTCCATGATTTTTTGGGTTCTAGCCCTTGTGTGCAGTGAGTTGTCCTCTTGTAGTACGGTTGACGTTTGCACCTATGGTGATGACATCAT